GGCGGGCCGCCAACATCGGCCGCCGCGCTGAACATCGCGCCGCCCATCTTGTAGCCGGGCGCGGCGTTTAGAATGCCATCCGAGAACCGCTGGAGCGAGCGCGCGGCATCGGTCGCGGAGTCACTGAGCAGGTCGACCGACTCGGCAGCAGTCGGCATCTCGAACATCTGCCAACTCCACGCATCCTTGAAGGCGTCCCATGCCGCTGTAGCTGCATCCCTGGATGCCTGAGTGTCGGCCTTCGCGGCGCGCAGGCGATCGGCTGCATCGTCAGAGAAGACGCCGATAACGTCGGCCATCGTTTCGAGAATGCTGTTGTACGCGACCTTGATCCCATAGGCCGCCCAATGGAGCCCAGACTCGAGCAGCTTGAGCACGGCCGACAGAGCATTGAGCGCGAACACGACCGGCCGTAGGCCCATGTCGAACAGGAACGTCATGGAGAGGAACGAGTCGAGAGCACTAATCAGCGCGCCGAATATAGATGCGATCTGCGTGATAACGCCGATGATTACCATTATCGGCTGTGCCGCCGTCTTGATGATCGGGGCCAGTGCGCCGACGATTCCGCCAAGGGCTTCGGCGAGTTTGCCAAGAACGCCGTCAAGCGCATCGATAACTTTGAAGAAGCCCTCGCTTTTCGTAAGCAGTCCAATTATGGCACCAATCACGGCGCCCCATGGTCCGCCAACCGATGCGCCTTGGGCTGCGCCCTGGGCAACGGAAGATGCGTATCCGCTGTTTCCAACTACTGCGTCCTTGCCCATCTCCCAAGCCATGCTGCCGAGCCCGCTGCTCTGCGGCGCCTTGCTCTGTGCAATCGACAGTTGCCCGATTCGATTGCTCGCGCCACCAAACGACGCCGCGTAGGCATCGCGCGCAGCCTGCTCTGCCTGCTGATTGCGCGCAATCATGCGCTTGACAGATTCATCGTGCGCCAGTTGCCAGTCCTGCTCTCCCTTCTTCCAGACTGCCAGAGCCGCGGCCCGGTCCTCTGCCTCGATTTTCAGCTCGTGTTCGATGCCGCCGAAGGCCTGGGCCAGCGAATCGCGTCGGGCCTTGGCCTCGTCGGCGAGAGCCCTGGCCGCGCTTGTGTCGGCCGCTTTCGGCTTGTTCGGCGTGAACATCTGCTGGACTTGTTCGATGATGCCCTTGAAGTCCTCGGCGCCGGACTTGAGCGAGTCCAAGAATTCTTGACGAATTCCGTATGGACTCTCATCTGCTGCCTTCTGCGCGTTGAGTCCTTGTAAGAACTTGTCAAGCTGCACATAACGATCATGTTCCTGCGGCGTAATGCGCCCCCCGCCCATGATCTTGTCGCGGAGCCCAAGGTATTCCTGCGCCAACTCGGGCCGGAATTCCGCGAACAACTCGGCGCGACCCCGCTTGCCGCCGAAGAGGTACTTGCTGCCCGCGCTGAAATTCTCTTTCCAGCCATCAACGCCAGACTTCCCGATCGCATTTTTGATGGCGCCCCATCCGGCAACGATTCCTAGCGTCATAGCCAGCATCGCGCCGAACGGGCCGATCAGAAGCTGCGCCCCAGCGGCGGCGGCCGAGAATGCGCCGCCGAGGCCCTTGAGCCCGACGGCAATTCCGTCGACAGCCGTTACGGAAAGTCCGAGGTCGTCGGCGATTTTCCGCGCGCCCTTGCTGCCGTTCTCGCCGAAGACCTTGGCGAACGATCCGCCGAGCAGGTTGAAGTTGCCGGCAAGCCTGGTCGAGACTGTTTGGATATGACCGAAGGATTCGGCGAAGCGCTTTGACAGCTTGGCCGCTTCGTCTGCGGCGCGCTTGGTTTCCTTCTGCGCCTTGGCAAAGTCCTTCTTGAGCTGGTCGATGTCGGCGGCAAGTTTTACGGTCAGGGTGCCAAGATCAAGGCTCATGGTCTACCTCTTTCGCGCGGCCTCGATTTGCTCACCCTTCCAACGCCAATACTCAGACCACTCGACAAGATCCTCTCGCGTCATTTCCTCGGCGAGCTCATCGGGCAATCGCCCGACAGTTTCGGCGACCCCGAACAGCGTCAGTCGGCTGGGGTCGCCTCGGAGTTTTTTGCCACTTCCTCCGGGTCTGCCGAGCGAATGGAATGGGCGCGCTTGCAGATCGTCTCGAGCCACGACCCGACCGGCGCATTCCGCAGCGCGTCTGCGTCGGCCGGCTCGAACATGCGCTGCTCGGTGCCGGGAATGTATGCGCAAAGAATCGCCGAGTAGACATGCGCCTCGGTCAGATTGAATTCTACTTCGGGCTCTCGTGCGCCGCGCTTGGTGATCAGCTTGGTAGACCTGCGCGAAATCTCGCCATCGTCCTTGAGCGACGGAGCGCGGATTTCTACCTCGACGATCTCTCCGTCAACATCGAGCTTGATCAGCTCAGAACGCCGACGCTTCGGGGTGCCGAGCAGTTTGCTGCGGAAGTAATCGCGGGTCTTTGTTTCGTCCGACATTTGCACCTCTGGAATTACGCCCAGCTAAACAGCGCCTGCTCGGTGCGCCCGCTGCAGTCGCGCACGACGCCGCGAGCCGTCACGCTGTTGCCGATGGCTTCGGAAATGGAGATGGATTTCTTGTTGCTTTCGAGCAGGAACCAACCGCGCAGCGCCTCGCCGTTCTCCTCCTCGCGCACTTCCAGAAACACGATGTTTCCGCGCATCGAACGCCACGTTTGCGTCGCCGCTCCGCTGTCGATGTCGGTGCTGTCCGCGTGGAGGTGTTCGAGCGTGACGTTGCAATAGGCGCGATTCGGCAACAGGCGGTCGGTCGCATCGCCGAACCGGCTGGCGTCGACGGTCGAGTAGCCAATGTCAACGTCGGCGGCGTTCGCCTCTGCGACGGTCAGAAGCGGCAGGTAGTAGCACGAAATTACAACCGTGCTGCCGGCCTTCGATTCACCGAACGTAATGCGACCGTGGGCGCAATCGACCGTGTATGAGCTGGCGGCAGCCAACGACGAGTTGACGCGCACCTCGAATAGCGCGCCATCGGGATCGATTGCCCGCTTGGCCGCATTCGTGATCTGCCACGTCATGCCGTCGCCCGAGTCAGACATCGGTTCGAGAATTGCGCCGGTCGATGTGCCGCCGACTTTGAGCGATGCCTGTTTGCCTAGCAGGGCCATTCCGACCTCGCGTTAGCTGATGACGGTCGGAGCGACGCCGCCGGCCGCAGTGAAATCAAACGAGAACGTCTGAGCGTCCGGCCCCTGCTTCGCGCCGCGCTTCATCGAGCCGATAGCGCACTGGCAAGAGACGCCGCTCGTGCCGTCCTCCAGCACCTTGATGTAGAGAAGCGTTCGATTCTGGATTGCCGTCTTGATGATGGTCTGGCCGGCGTCCGAGGAATCGCGCACGCCAGAGGCCGAGCCCGAGAACATCGCGGTCGACGGAAGCAGACGGTCGGACACATCGCCCATCTCGCCGATGTCGGCGGTATTGTAGCCCTCGTCGATGTCGATGGTGTTGATGCCGCCGACTGCCGTGTAGCTCGTGCCGTCAGTCGAAACGGAAATGGTGGCTTCATTGCCAAGAAGTGCCATTGCGAATCCTCCGCGTTTGGTCGCGATGTATTCACCATCTTGGCCAGGTCGCTATTGAAGCAACTAGGCGTTGGCCACTACGCGGCGAGTCTCGACACTGAGTGACCACATGTGCCGATTGCGTTCGTCGCGACCGAGATAAGTTGGCTGCGCATCGGCGACGGTACAGGAGTAGTAGCCAGAAAGCGGCTGGTAATGCAGCGCGGACCGAACTGCCTTGGCGAGAGTCTGCCCTCCGGCAAAGTCGAAGTGTTCCGAGCGAACCATCACATTGACAAATTCGATCTTGTGCGACGAAGCGCCGCCGATGAACGGAGCATCGAGCGAGCCACCAGAGCCGTATACGAAAACGGCAAGCCCTGGCGTATTCTCCTCGGGGTCCATTGCCGGCACACGAATCAGGTTGCCGTCGAAAGGCGGAAGCGTCTTGGTCGCCTTTGTCAGCACGGCGATATTCGCGGCGGCGATCGCATCATGCACGGCAACGTCTGGCTCAGACATGGCTGGCCCTTCTTCCGCTTCTTCTGGCTCGGACATGGCTAGCCCTTCTTCCGTTTCTTGCCGGGATGGTGGTATTCAAGGCCGTATTTCTTGAACCACTTCTTGATGCCGCGCCCGCGCTTTTTTCTGCCGACGAGGACGATCGTCTTGCTGCGGCCCATTGCTCGAAGCGCCTCGTGTTGCTCCTTGGTGTAACCGAACGAGCGCTGATAGCGGCCGACATCGCCTTTGACCGGAGCTGTCGGAACGACCGTGCTAATTGATTCGACGGTCGTGCCCCTGATCATTGCGGAATTGAGTTGATCCCGCATCCGTTTTGGCAGGCTCAAACGCCAAAGGTCAACGCCGCGCTTCATCCATTGCGGCGTGCCGTGACGCCACTTCTTGCCCTTGTCGGCATTTGCCCTGCCCTTGAATCCCTTGCTGTTGCCTCGGTTGTGAACCTCGTCGGCATACTCCGCACCATAGCCAATCTCGGAAGTGATCCCAGCGTCGGTCACAACTGGAAGAGTCACATAGTGCGATGCGCGCAACTGACCGGTATCGACCGGGACCATGCTGTTGCGGTTGATCAACTGGTCGAGAGCAATGGCCTGAGCGTATACCGTGACCTTCGCAGACTCCGCGAGATTGGTATGCGCCTGCTCGATTCTTCGAGCCACGTCGCGCAAGCCCGTAACGCCGAACTTGCTAGCCATGGCCGCACCACGACTGAAAGCGTTTGAGCGTGGGAATGACGGGGCCGGGAATGACGCCGCCGATGCCGCGACCTATCGCCGTGTTCTCTCCATCGAATGCGCCAGATCGCAGGTCAACGCCGCGACGCCGCCAGAGCGAGGCGAACGTGTCAATAGCGGCCTGCTCGAGCTCGTATGGGATCGTGCGCGGCAACTCGGCTGTTTCCTGTGCGGGGGTCACATAGCCGCCAGTGTACGAGACGAGCACGTTGGCCTCGTCCGTGCCAGGCACGCCGTCCTGCGACATTGAACCGCGCGGCGGGTACTCGTAGCGGACGAGCGATGAATCGAGCCAGATAATGCCAGCCTCGGCGCTCTCGATGTAGTAGCCAGCCGAGTCAATGACCGAGCCATCGACAGTTATCGACTCAATCGACAGCACGGGGCGACGGCGCAACACCAGCCGGTGCGTATCGGTCGCCTTGTACCGCTCGTCTGTGACGACGGCATAGCAGAACGAGCGATTACAGAATCGCTCAATGGCATCGGACGCCACGCCAAGCAGACGCTCGACCGCGGCCGTATCGTCCTTCGAGATTCCAGAAACCTCGGCGGCAACGGTCTCGACGGTCGTCAGTGCGTTTGCCGGCAATGCCATCGACTACCTCTTGTGTCGCCAGCCGCGACGGTTCTCGGTGGGCCTGGATTCTGACCCAGCAAGGGCTACCGGAGCGCTTTCAATCGCGCGCTCTACGACGATCTTCTGCTCGACGGTCACGACCGGAGCAGGCTTCTCGACCGGGGCAACGTAAGCGACCGCCTGCCTGTTGCGAATCATCCGGTCGGCGAGAGCGTCATCGAATCCGGCGACGTCGCCAGGGTTATGGCCATTGTAGAAAATTCCGAGTCGTACGACCTTCATCGCTTCTCCGGTAGACATGGGGCCGCCCGCTTTGACGAGCGGCCCCAATGGTCAACGGCTAGTCGTTGGCTGGACGCTCAGTGGCGCCACCCTTGACCACGACGACCGCATAGGAGGCGGTGTCGGTTTGGGACGCGCTGAGGTCAGCGGTGACGCCGTACTTGACGTATCGCTTGAGCGAGGACCAGTCCTCGTCAACGCGGATGATGCCGGTCGCGGCCAGCGCAGGGTCGGCAGCCGTGAACATGTCGGTCGCGGCCTGAATGGTCTCTGCGGCATCGAAGTTCGTGCCGTCGGCCGACTGGTAGCGCTTGACCGTGACGGTCAGCTTCTTTTTGTCGGTACATGTCGCCGCCCACGGGATGAAGACAGAGCCGCTGTTGAAGCCGAGCCGATCGACAACCGCAGTTTCCTGCTCGTCGTTGTCGGTCGCGGCGCCCGCGACCAGTGCGTAGTTCAGCTCGCCGCCAACCGCGAGGGAGGCGCCGATGTCGTGCGGAAAGTTCATTTGCTACCTCGTTTCTTTGGGAACAGCGCGCCGCCCAATCAGAGCGGCGCGCTGCTCAGTTGTTGGTTAGGCGCCCCAGGTGACCCCGGTCGCTACCGCCGCGCAGCCACCGTGCATCAGCACAATGTCGTGCTCGTCGATGAGCTGCATCACGGTCTCGTCGGCGTTCACGCCGGCAACGACGGTGCCAGCGCTGTTCTTGTAGGCCGCGCCGTTGAACACCTCGACCGACAGCTCGAGTGCCTTGCCGATGAGCACGTCGCCGAAATCGCAGAGCAGGATCTTCGACTCGTTGGCGCCGCTGCCGCCGTTGTCGGGGATCTGCGTGCTGGTCTTGTAGGGCAGACCATCGAGCCGGCCGGCGTTCATCTCTTCGCGGTAGAGGAAGCCACCGACGCTATCGCGCAGCGAGCGAAGGAACTCCTCGGTGCGAGGCGAGAACACCCATCCGACGTTGATCCAGGGGCAGTTGGCGTTCTTGAGCAGGCGACGCGCCTTGCTCAGAGTGCCGACCGTGCCGGCCGTATCATAGCCGACCTGAGCGAAGGTGTTGCCGCTGGCGGTCTGCGAGATGATTCCGCGCGGGGTGTCCTGGCTTCCGTCGCCGGTCAGGAACGCGGCGTCCTTGCGAACGCCAGCGCGGGCGAGGATCGAGTTGCGAATGAGCGTGTCGGCGCCCGCGTTCGCCCGGCGAATCCAGTCGTTCTTGAGCGGGACCACAACCATCAGCTTCTTGGCGACGAGTTGCTTGGCGCCGCTGGTGGGCTCGCTCGCGTTCGGGCCAGTGCTCGTCTCGTTGACGTAGCTCGCGGTCGCGTCGGAGTCGAGCGTGCCGAGGTCCATCTTGCCGGCTGGCATGTCGATCTCGGACGGGCCGAAATCCATGACCACGACGCGCGGGCGTAGAAGGTCGATGTAGTCCTGATAGATCGGCGACGCCTGGGTCAGCGATCCGCCCTGAGCGAGATAGCTCGAATTGAGGGCCTTCTCGCGAGCCTGCATGTTTCCGATTTCGCGCACAATCTCGCCGTACCGGCGGTCGCTGGCCGCGAAGAACTTTGCGGACTCGAGCGGGTCGCAGCGATCCTTGAGGGCTTTCGCCTGCACGCGAAGGAATCGCGCGGTCATCCAGCCGGCGCCAACGTCCTTCTGCTCGCGGGCCTCGATGCCGGGAGTCGGCGCGGGACGAGCGGTCTCGTCGAGCCCCTTCGCGTTCTCGGTCACGGGCTTGCGGTCGGCCTGAGCCTTGGCGATGCCAGCAGCGATGCCGTCAGCAACAGCCTGGGTGATCTGCGCGTTGAGGTCGCCGCCGCTCGCGGTCCCCTCGTCGGTCTTGTCCATCAGCTTGTTACGGAGCTTCATTTGCTCTCCTCGGGAATGCCGCTCACGCGGCGGTTGCGGGGCGGCGGCCCCAGGTCGTCGGGCCTAGAAGCCCAAATCCTTTGCGTGCTTCTCGATTGCGACTGCTACGGCAGCAGCTAGCGCGTCGGCATTGACGGTCTTCGCGGGCTCAGGGGCCTCGGGGGCGGGCTCCTCCTCGGGCTCCTCTGGCTCGGCCATCGCGTTCTCGACGCGCACGGCGGCAGTCTCGACGCGCTCACACGCAGCCTCCATGCGAGCGCACGCAGCCTCGAGACGGTCGGCGGTGGAGGCGGGAACAGGGGCCTTGCCGACGACAATCACGCGCTCGTCACCGGCCGCCTTCCATGCCTTCTCGAGCGCGGCGCGCGGCAGAATCAGACCGGCCTCGGTCGCGCAATCAAGCGACCGCTCAAGCCACTCGACGAGCGGAGCAAGTTCGATCCCTGCGGCCTTCGCCTCTACCAGCGCCTCGGGATTCGCTGGCACTGGAACAATGGAGTTCTCAAGCAATTCAGCCTCGATGAAGTCCATTGCATATGAGCCGCGCTCCTCATTGTATGCGTATTTGATCGGACGGAAGCCGACCGACGAAGCATTGAGGAAGCCGCCGCGCACCATGCCGCCGACCATCGCGCCGAACGGATAGAGTTCGCGGTTGGTGAACTCCATCTCCATCAGGAGCTTGTCTTGCTCGGTCCAAACGCGCGTTGCCTTTGCTACAGGCGGAGACCTGCGATCGTGCGCCCAGAGAACAACCGGGTTCTTCTGGTACGAGTCGAGCTTCCAGCCCTCGACCGCAATCACGTCTCCCATGCGATCAGGCGTCGCGGTCGAAATGCAAAACCGGATCGGCTTGCCGTCCTCGGACTTGACCTCGGCGGTAAAACTCTTGCGCAACGCCGCATCGGTTGACGGGCTCTTGCGGAATTCAGACTCAGAAAGCCATTTGATCGCCATGTCAATCACCATCGGAGCGCGGTCGCTGTTGCGTCAATTCGGCTCCAAATCCATTGCCGCCCGAAGCCGAAGCGCCGGCAGATCCTCGACCCAAGGCGGATCGCCCGCCTTGCCGGGCGGCACGTTCGTAGGGCCGGCAACGACCGGCTTGGTTCCTAGCCGCTCGTTATCAATCTCGTTGTCCGGCAGCATTCCGACGCGACGCCTGACCTCTCCTGCGCGGAATGCGGCTGGAGCTGTCGCAACGGCGCGGATAAAAAATTCCCGGTCCTCGGGGATCGGATTCTCGTAGCCAAGGTAAAGATTCTCACCGAACTGCGGAATCAACTTGCTCTGCAGTTCGTCCACCAGAAGGTCGAGACGTGGCACAATTACCGAGCGTGCATAGCGGTAGTAAGCGCCCTCGCTCGTTGCGCGGTTGCTGTTCTCGATGACGCCAATCAGTTCGGGCGGAATGCCGAACGCTTGGATCACAATGTCGCGCTCGAATTTCCGCAGTTCCGCAAGCTGCATGTCCGTGAACGACACGTTCAGCTTCTCGGCTTTGATCGGCTTGTTGGTGATATGCGGCTGATTGGCTCGGCGTGAGCCGTTGTATTTGCCCTTGAGGAATTCATCGAACGCCGCGACCTCGGCATCGCCAGCGCCCTCTAGCGCGACAAGCCAGCTAGGCATTCCGCCGTTCTCGAAGAAGGACTTGATTACCTTGGCCGCGCCCTCGTCTGAATCCAGTTCGTCGGCGCACGCCTGCCCGATTCCGACGCCACGGCTGTATGGATTGGCAGGGTCAGGGTCGCGAATCCAGACAACATCGCGCTCGTCGATTAGCCGCTGGATGCCATTGGTACTTAGGCGGAAGAACGGAAACGAGCGTGTCGCAATCTCGGCAATCCATGTCGGCGGGACTGGCGACAGTTCGGCTGGGAATCCGGCCTGATTGCGGTCGATGACGAGGAAGCCCTCGCCGACCAGCTCAAGCGGCGCCTGGATTGCCGTGTAGACCGTGCGGCGCGGCATGGTCGTATGCGGCCGGCGCAACAGGTCCAAGACCGGGTGCTGATAAATCTGCTTGCGGTTCGGATCTTCTTCCGGCGCATTGAACAACGTGGGCCGGAACATGCTCGCGGTGTCGCGCGATATGCGGCCGACGATGGAGCGCAGCCAAGGGGAAAGCGCATAGGCAAGCAGCAACTCAGCGCGGCCCTTTCGCGGGCTGCTGCTGTTCGCGAGGATCTTTGCCATCAGCGCGCCGGGCGACGGCTGCGCCTCTTTCTCGCGCGAGAATGCCCCGCGCAACCATGCGCCAATTCCCATGTTGCGACCATCGGTGCGAGGTCGCTATGGGGGCAACTACCGGAACGCCAGCGGAATGTCCTTCGGAAGAATCAGCTCCGAGATTGCGTAGACCATCGCATCCATGCGGTCTGGCGATTCGCGAGCCCCGAGCGTGTAGTTCGTCATTTGGTTTTCGAGGTCGTCGAATCCGCCGACGTGCGAGATTTTGCCTTGCTCGTAGAGAGCCGCGACAGGCTCGGCGCGCGATACCTTCCCGCGATTGCCGCCCTTGATCTTCACGGGGACGAGCGGGTCAACGAGCTTGATCATGCTTGGCACCAGATCGCCGCCCATGGTCGTCTCGGCAACGATGCAGTCCGCGCCCCAGTGCCGATAGGCTTCGACAGCGCGGCGAGCCCAGCGATCAGGCGTCGCGCGGATCGAAGCGTCATGCAGGACGTAGCCGCGCCCGTCGTCACCGAGGCCGCAGACGACGATCCCGGTCTCATCGGAACGGTCGGTGTCGCTACTGGTCGGGTCGACCGCGACAACGATCCGGCGCATACGCGGGGCCTCGGCCCGCCGATGCTCGTCAATCCAGCGCGCGAGGAAGATGGCGCCTGGCGCCTCATCGAATTGCCTGCCGAAGATTTCCTGCTGTCCTAGTTTGCTGTCCTTCCAGTTCGCAAGCTCGTCGAGGAACGACTGGTCGAGATTCGCTTGATTCTCGTATGTCGAGCCCTCGGTAACGACCGTTGACGCTCGCTCGCGAATCTCCTTGAGCAGCTTATTGGGGCGCGGCGTAGTCGTGATTACGACGCGCGGGCGGTCGCCTCGCAGCGGCAGACGCACGCCAAAACGGATATGGTCCCAAGCGTCGCGCATCCTGCGCCACTTCGGGAATTCGTCTAGCCACGCGCCATGAAATTGCGGACCTCGGAACTTTTCCGGTTTCTCGGCTGAGTAGAGGTAGACCGTCGAGCCATTGGAGAACTCAAGCGATTGGTCGGTGAAATTGAAGTGCGGTCGTTCCCATGGTGCGCACACGCTCAATAGTCCCGACTCGCCCTTTAGCATCACCTTGCGCGCTTCGTCGTTTGTCTCGCCGACGATTGCCCAGCGCGTACCGGGGAAGCGCATCGCGCGCTCGCGAATCCACTCGGCGCCCAGCCTAGTTTTTCCAAAGCCGCGCCCTGCCGACACAAGCCAAACAACCCAATTCCCTGGCGGAGGCTCTTGTCCGCCCCATATCTGCCGACGCTCGCCGCCTAAGATTGTCCGCGTCTCGCGCAGGAATAGTGGGCGACGATGCGCGCGCCAGCAGAAGCGGATTGCGAGCCGCTCTTTTGGCGTCAGTGCGTCGTGAATCTCGCGCGGGCTTAGAAGGTCAAGCGCGCTTGAGATGAGCGATTGCGCGCCATTACTTGACATCGGCCAGCGCCTTCCGGCGTTCGGCGATTGCGCGCATTACCGCATCGCAATGATCCTCGGATAGCGCGCTGGCCTCGGCTGCGATTCCGTCCAGTGCGGCGGCATCGGACGCGGACACGCGCGACACGAGCTTTTGCGCTATTAGACGCATGAGCATATCAAGCAGTTCGGCGTCCTCGACGGGGGCCTTCTCTGTCAGGTCGAGAACCTGCTGGATGGGGCGACCGTCGGCGCGGTCTAGGATGATCTCGCTTGCCTTGAGGCGAACGCTCTCGGAGCGGGCCGAGAGCATGAGGCGCACGATCGAGCCGACGGCCTCGGGGCGGTGCTGGCGAGAGAGGGCGCGCAGCTGCTCACGCTCGTCTGCGTCGGTCGAGCCAGCCAGCGCTCGCAACTCGTCGGTGCGCTGCTGCAGAGCCTCGGCGGTAATCTCGTCGTCTGGCGAGTCGCCATCGTCCGCCGGCTGCACGCAGGCTACAGACTCGAGCCCGTCGAGCATGGCGGCGGTCATTTCTGGCGGAAGGACCGCGTTACCTCGCCGCCAGCGAGATATTCGCTGGTCGCCCTTGTTTCCGGTTAGTCCGGCAAATCGCGCAAGCTCGCGCGCCGTCACACCCCTGGCTTGAGCCAGTGCGACAATCCTGTCGCGTTGTGCGATTTCTTCTGGGGTCTGTTGCCTAACTTCGCGTGCCATATTGGCAGCATACGCTGCCGGTCGCTATGACAAAAAGTCACTCTGTCACTTCGTTTTCTCGAAATACGACT